TCTATTAAGACGGGCAAGCGCTGGGGATCACTAAAGTCGTATGAATCTGTTCCAGGCCGGGGTTGATTTTCTAACTAGTCTATGCTATAATAATAATATGGAGGTGGGGAAGATGGACCCCCAAAAGGACGGGATCCTAGAGAAGATCCGGCTCCTCATGGAGCACGCAGAGGGTGCCAAGGACGTGGGGAACGTGCTAGAGGCAGAGGCCTATGCGGCAAAGGTACACCAGCTCCTCCTGAAGTACAAGCTCACATTGCAGGAGGTAGACCTCCGGGTTGAGATTCAACAGGACCCAGTCGCTAAGGAGAGCGTCCACCTGGGACGCAATGGTATTAAGGACCGGACCCGCCGTGTTCGGTGGTTGGAGGAGCTCGCCGGTATCACAGCCCGAGCCAATTTCTGCCGAATACTTGTCCGTGTTGGAAGTTCCGCTATAATCTTTGTAGGCCGGAAGCAGAATCGGGAGGTTGCAGTTTACCTCTACACCTACCTGGCTCGGCAGGTAGAGAGGATCTCCCAGAAGGAATACGACCGGGAGTACATGAGGCACTGGCCCTCAAAGACGCGGGAAATGTTCGGGTGGAAGAAGAGCTTTATCGACGGGGCACTGGCCGCCTTTGCAGAGCGGTTCCGTTCCGACCAGAGCGAGATCCTTTCCACTGAGACGTCAAGGGCCCTGGTAACCATTGAGGACACTGCAGTGACTGACTACCTCAAGGCTCTAAGGCTTGGACAGGCTGCCAAGTTCCAGTCCAGCCCGGACTTCAACATCTCTGGATACCAGTCAGGGGTCAAGTTTGGTCGGGGAGTCCAGGTCTCACAGGGTCAACTCCCCAGTGGATCAGGCACGAAGTACATAGGTCAGGGAGGTAATTAACGGTGGACTTCGCCCACTATGTTGGGAGGGCGTATTACCTCCAAGAGGGGTTCGTCTGGGAGGCAAACAGGCTTGGGGTGTCCCGAAAGGTGCCTCTAAAGAGCATCAACGGCATTATGGAGTGGGGAGACACCGTCTACCTTCTCCAGGGGGATATGAGAACGAAGCGCCGGGTCACCCCCGTTATTGGCAGTATCCTCTTTGGGAGTTTCCAGGTAATTAGGCTCTCTGGCCTGAGTCAGGATGGCTGGGAAGTCCTTAAGGATCTAGGCCTTGTGCAGAACGAGTTCCACATTGGGAGGTTTGTCCGCCGTGGTTGTGGCTCCTACACCATCAACATGGCAGCCCAGACCTACTCATCCCTCAAGGAGATAACAAAGGCCCTAAGCAGTGCAAGATCCGATGGTGTTGATGTAGGCTGCACCCTGATTCAGGGGGACCTCACCCTGCTAGAACCGAATGCTCTCCTTCCCGAGATGACGTTCCGGTGGGGGATCTACCCCTTCAACGGTGAGGCCTTCAGAGCAGTTTACAACCACGCCGCACCCCTTAACCCTAATACAGGGTTGAAGGTGGTCAAGGGTACGTACAAGATCCCTCCTATACCTTCTACAGAGAAGTTTCAGGGGACTGCTGAGGTCCAATCCCTGGAACGGTATATCCAGGCAGAATACTACATGACCCTGGCAGAGCAGTGTGCGGCGATTGAGCTCCTCCACTCCAAGAAGGGGAGTGGTTGACATTCCCCTCCACCTATATTATAATTAGGGTGTGGAGGTGGAACATATGGTCCAGGTGACTATCCCAGGGTGGTTGGCAAGGAAGAACAGCCTCCCAACCCTCATTGAAGGAGAGGTACAGGGGGAGACAGACAAGGCCTATCGGATCATCGGTCACGCAATGACCAGGCCTTCCGTCTTCTGCCTTCGGTGTGGAAGAGTGCTTGAGAATCCAGCCTCCCGGGTTACCGGGTTCGGGCCTGAGTGCTGTGCTAAGCTCGGTATCGAGCGACCGGACCTCCTCACTGCTGAACAACTAGACCAGCAGATCAGAAAATCCACCCACTTTGACACCTGGCTGCCAAAGAGTCAAGTCACGTTGGATGGCCAGATCCCACCTAAGGTTCAACCCCAGAAAAAGTCACCAACCTTGTCCATTGCCGGTAACCGAATCATCCTCCGCTGTGAGTTTGAGGACAAGGACGTGGCGAAGTCAGTAGATGGTTACCGGTGGGACCCAAATAGCAAGTCCTGGAGCTACCCGGCATCGGTCCTTGTACTTGGCCTCCTCAAGAAACGGTTTGGGGACCGGCTCCAGGTTGGAAACGTCGAAAACGTCCTGACCAGTAATGTTGAGACTGGGACCTACCCGAAGATGGACCTCCTCTACCCCTTCCAAAAGGAGGGGGTGGATTTCATGGTCAAGCAGGGCAGGGTGCTTAACGCGGATGATATGGGCCTTGGCAAGACGGTTGAGGCCCTAATGTCCTGTGTCGCCTCTGGTGCCCACCGGATCTTGGTTGTCTGTCCAAACTCCCTCAAGTGGAACTGGAAGCGGGAATCGGAACGGTGGACAAACTACACGGTCCAGATAGTCCACGGAGATCCGGATACCCGTGAATCCCAGATCTTCTCCCAGGCCAACATCACCATCATCAACCTGGAGGCAATTAGGCTCCACGTGGAGGATCTTGCAGAGCTCCACTGGGACGTGGTTATCATAGATGAGGCCCACAGAGTCAAGAACAGGCACGCCAAGGTCACCCTTGCTGCAAGGCGGATTACAGCAAGGGCACGAAACGTCTACCTCCTGACCGGCACCCCGATACTCAACCACCCCTACGACCTTTGGTCGCTCCTCAACCTGATTGACCCTCACACATTCTCGAGCTTCTGGAAGTTCGTCACCAAATACTGCCACCTCTACGACAATGGGTGGGGGGACGAGATTGGTGGGGTGAAGGAAGAGGAGCTTGAACACCTGAAGGAGGTTGTAAAGGCGGTTAGCATCCGAAGGACAAAGGGTCAGGTCCTGACAGACCTGCCTGCAAAGACGGTGCAGAAGGCCTACATCCAACTTGAAGGGAAACACGCCAAAATCTACCAGGAGATGCGGGACGAGATGTACACCCAGCTCTCGAGCATGCAGGTCGTTTCGGCCTCGGTTGTAATTGCCCAGATTATCCGATTGAAACAAATTGTCATTGACCCACACCTGATGGGTCCTAAACCCCTTCCCCTGAATGGTCCCAAGGTCGACTACCTCCTAGACCTCCTTGCAGGGACAGGAGGTAAGGTGGTTGTCTTCTCTCAGTTTGCCCAGGCGCTAAAGCGGTTGGCCCCGGTCCTCAAGGCAGCAGGTTACGAGCTTGCAATGGTCATAGGGGATATTGTAGGAGAAAAGAGGGACCAGGAGGTTGCTCGGTTCCAGGAGGATCCAACGTGCCGGGTTCTACTGGCATCAATCCAGGCCGGTGGGCAGGGCCTGACACTCACTGCTGCAAGCACGGCAGTTTTTCTGGATAAGGCCTGGACCCCGGCAATGAACGTGCAGGCCCAGGACAGGCTACACCGGATCGGCCAGACAGAGCCAGTCACCATAGTAGAGATTCTGGCAGAGGACACCATAGAGGAGAAGATTGAGGAGCTCCTCCAGCAGAAGGAGGAGTGGTCAGCGGCGTTCTTTGAAGCAGATAATGTCCCCACTAATCGAGTAGACAAGGCAACTTTGCTGGGCCTGCTTCAGGGCTAATTTACATAATATCTCCAAAAATGCAAGACGACCGGTTTTTGTGGGGCTGCTGGGGTTTTCCGGTTTTTCAGGGGGCTGGGATGGAAGGGCCCCGGTAGGGGGAGATCTCGTCAGCTAGACCGGTCTCTGTGGGAGGCAGAACCCCAATTCCACCCCTGTTGTACCAGCCCAGGTTGCCCACCCCCACAAGCGGCTCTATAGACACCCCCCCTGCTAGGCAATTAGTTTAACCCCCTGTTTTAGCCAGATATCTTAAACCTCAGCAGGACCGGTTTTTATGGGAGCGCTATGATTTAGGGAAACCAGGATGGAAAGGTCCTGGTAGGTCTAGATCTCGCAAGCAGGACCGGAAATGAACGGCAGCAGACCCCTAGTTCTGCTGCCATTCCACAATCGCAAGTTCCTACCTATTAGGAGGGAGAAGGAGGCTGGGGGGTTAACAGCCCAGAATTCATCAGACGGACAACCTCTTCTAGAACCACTTTCCACCCCGCGTCGCTAAACTGGATATTGAGCCTGGCTGCCATATCCTGTGCAAGTTCTAGGGCCTTCTCATACTTCTTGTCACCGTAGAGGTCCTTGACCGTCTGCTCAACGGCCAGGACTACAGATACAGCGATCTTGTGGAGGAGCTCGTACTCCTGGGCAGTGAGTTTACCCTTTGCAACCTCATGGGCCTTCTCCAGGTACCTCTTGGCCGCGGGGAGTACGTAGGTAGCAATGACTAGGAGGATGATGTTGAGCAGGGCGAACAGAATCTTGATAAGGAGCTCTTCAGACACTCTGCCTACCTCCTTGCAATGTCTGCCCGGAACTGGGCCTCTGGGAATAGCTTGCCCGGGCAGCTAGTCGGATACGTAATTACCTGCCGGTGGAGGAGGATATTCGACACCGGGATCTCAAACCAGACCATCAAGTCCCTAACCATCTTGACCAGGGCCGCATATTGGACGGGGGGGATAGGACCCTTGTCAAGATCATTGATACATGAGATTCCGATAGCGTAATGGTTCAGGGAGGGTGCGTTGGGAGAGGTCCCAGGGGCACGTCCTTTGGCATGGGCCCCCATCTTGGTAAGGGGGCGTCCTGGGATAACCTCCCCTCTCCAGTTGATAAGGACGTGGTACCCGATGTCTGAGAAGCCCTGCTTGAGATGATACTCCCGGATGGATGCCACCGTGGTGGTGGTTGGGGTAGCTGTGTGGTGGACGACTATGTGAGTCCACGTTACTTGGGGTTGGTTGGCCATCCTGCTTCTACCTCCCGCTGGAGCTTTTGGATGTCAATTCCCGAGGATTGGCTGACTATGTATACTAGTAGTTGGGTTGCCTTTGTCAGGTTGTCTAGCTGGGAATTGACCCTGGATAGGACTGCCGTAAACTTGCTGCCGACGGTATAGAACATCCACACTGTAACTCCGATAGGCCCTAGGGTATTAATGAGACGGAACAGAAGCTCCTCCACCCTCCTCCATCCCTCCTAGGTCATCTTGTGACTGACCACTGCATTGTTCAGGTCCCTCCCAGATACGTGGACAATGTCACCTGGGACAGGTGCAAAGTCGGGGTTATATGGTACCCAACGTATTGGCGGTGATGCTAGTGTACGTTTAATTTTAACTAGATGGTTGACCCCATCTACGCTATCAACTATCCAATGGCGTGCTGGCTCCGCAGTACGGCGGTCAACATAGAGTGCTACTGATTTACCAGTATTCACAGGGGTGTCACCACCAATTCATAGTTGTAAATTGGGCCGTTAGAGCGGAGAGTAATGTCTACTACACTGGCGAGTATCGTACTCCCCTGGTATGGAATAGTAACAATATCCCCTGGTTCAATGGTGACAATACTGGGTTGACTAGCCACCACTCCATTTACCTGTATAGTCATCCCTGGCCTGTTATACCGTTGCAATTCATGCTGTGTGAATCTATCTAGCTGCTCCTGTGTGACTGCCAAAGGAGCACTCAGCACAGGACTGGTCCTCACCCCGATCTTGACTGTGGATGTAGATGACCATGCACCGTCATTAACTGCCGAGCTAATTAGGGGCATACTGCTATTACCATTCTCAGCAAGGATTACATTGTACACTAAATCATAGTTCCACTCGACCTCTATCGTGGAAGACTCAAAGGCAATAGCCACAACAGGGCTCAGGACATTCCATTCGGTTGGACCGGCCCGGAGATAGCCTTCCCTATCATACCAAACCTCCCACCCCTGGACGGCCGCTAAGGAGAGAATACTAGCCCACTTGTTCTGGCCGCGTTCAAAAGTGACGGCAGGGACCAGCACGTGACTATGGGCAATATTTGTTAAGGGTTCCCCCCATGATGCTGCAATATCGGCAATAATATCAGATAGAGTGACCTCCTTTGCTGGATCCCAGGTAGACTCCCCAATGAACACATACCTAACCCCCGGTCGTGGGCCATACCAGTTATGGAATGTAATTCTTAAGAAGCGGAGTGCCACGGTATCAAAGGGGCATTCAATTTCTAGCCCAGCCGATACAATGTCAGTAATTGGGGTCCATGTTACACCGTCTAGGGATCTACTGATATGGATGTCATAGCATGTTGTTAGGGCGAAGTTGTTGTAACCTAAACGCAACTTTGCTATATTTGCATCCAGGGTCGCCTCTAGATCAATGATAATATTGATGTCTAGGTCAGTCAACGTAGGACGCCATGTTGTATCATCATCAATAAGCACGTTAGAAGCTGGGTAGTCACTACCGGTTGTTGCAACTACACCCAATGTTATAGGTCCACTAGACTGGTTTACTGTGATTCTTAGGTACCGCCAAGTTCCAGCAACATATGGTACCCAGGCGACACCATCAAGGGACGACTCAATAGTAGCCGTACCACTTGTAGTAGCTACCACTGTTGCTACTGATTCCTGGACCTGGAAATCAAGATTAATTACCAGCCTTAAATTGGATAGACCAGATGCAGTATAACCCACACTATAATTACCTACAACAATAGAGCCTGATTCAGACTCAGGAGTTACCTGAGATTCAATGCCGGCAACGGTTGCATATAGAAGGCGTCCGTAAGTCAGGGCCTGACTCTGAATCTCTGCCCCTACAGCCATGAATGTAGATCCGTCTGCCCTTTGGGCTAACTGTATGGCCTGAACAGCGGTTGTATCCTCATAGGTAGTATCAACCTGCCACCCATCTAGTCGTGCCCGTTGAGTCTTGTCTAGTAGGGTGATTTCCGCAGATGTACTACCTAGTAGATACCGGATTGGGGTGCTGGTATCAGTCCATCCTACAAATACCAGATTAGTAGAGTCATATATCCGGACTTGACGATTAGGCACCTGTAGTACCTCTAGATCAGAAGCGGCAGTTCGTAGCTGGGCAGTACGACGGGAGATATTATCATGTTGTGCAGCAACAACTATACTACTAGTCTGCAACTGCCGGACAAGTGTCCCATCTGCCTCGTATACACGAGCAACCAGACCCATTATGGTGCCACCTCCTGTAAGGTCCCTGTAAATGTATATAAGAAGCCTGACCCTGTTGGTATCATTCTAACATTTAGCTCATCTACTGGAAGGATAATCCAGACATCACCATCTGGACTGCGGAGTGAGAGGGGGGTATTAGTAGCCCAGATAGTCTTTAATGCATCCCGCTTTATAGCAGTCGTGGCTAAGACTTCCACCATTAAGGAATCACCAAGAACCCCGGTACGTGTTGGCACTACTAGTGGGAGATCTATACCAGGAAGCTGGATTTTATCTGATAGTACAGGCCAGGAGAGGGAACCAGAACGGAGTTTAATCTCCTCTGTACCCAGCCGCCACTTGCTAAAAGTCACACCGACCTCCTCTTGTACTGATGTAAGGGATTGGGGTCCCTCATAGCCATCATTAGATAGGGGAGTGACTTTATAGTTATACAATAACCCAGACCCACAGGCATAGTCTGTATAGCTAGTTGTAGTGATTATGGCACTTGTGAGCAGGCTATAGGTAGCACCAGTGTTTTTCTTTCGGTAGATGTGATAGCCTGCCAAGTCCTCCCCCAGATGGGCGTCCCAGGTCAGGTCAATATGGGTTAAGCCCGTTGCACCTAGGCATATAGCATCAATATAGTATGTAATTGCTTGAATAGTAGGTACTGCGGCGTAAAATCTAACCGTCGCCGCCCAGGCAGGGACTATCCCGGAGCAAGTTGCCTGTTGGGCCACTACGCCTGGGGTGATATTAATCATCCCTACATCCGATGTCGTCCCCCCGTCGGCGCTACGGAATTTTAACCACACCCTAACTGTGCCTCCTGTTCCATAGATGTAAAGGTGTGCTGAGTAGAGTGTTCCAGGGATAACTACCGTATCGTTGACGTAAACTCCTTCATAAGTGGCCACCCCTGGCGTGACTACCTTAAGACTGTAGCTTCCGTGTTGTGCCCAGTCAGCACTCCGTGAAATACCTGTTCCGTAGCATGGGATAAACCCCACCGTGTTAATCTCCACATCTGCCTGGTTTGCACTAAATAGGTTATTGGCTCTCAGCCCAGTGGGGGCAGAATACAAACATTCAAACCACTGGAGGCCCGACCAAAACGACCAGCCGGAGGCATCCCGGACCCTAACCTGCCACTTGTAAAGGGTATCGTAGTCAAGGGTATTTGCAGGGATTGTGCGGGAAGCCACCGCAGAGGTAACATCCCCACTGTCATAGACAAGGGCACCTGCGTCGGTGTAAATTCTGACTTGTAGACCGACCTGGGCGTTTGCCTCAGCATCAGCATAAGTCCAGGTAAAAGTGGGGGATACGTCGTCTATTACTGTACCTGGTGCCACCAAGGTACCTAGGGGAGATGTAGGGGTTGCCGTAGGGCGCGCGTTTAGGGTGATAACAAGACGCGGGTACATGTTAGGAGCTGCTGAATCTGAGGAGTCAAAGTCTTTACGGGAGGAGGCTACATCTTCGCTCTGACTGATAAATTTCATGCCCATATTTGAGGTAGGGGTATATAGCCAGTTCTGGACCAGACTTACTACATTCCAGGAGAACCATGCTCCAGTACCAGTAATATTTTTAGAATCCGTTGCAGCGGTAGCATGGGTAGGTTGGTTATTCCAGGTGGCGGTCATTTCCCCCCAAGCAACTAAAACTCCAAATACACCTACTATCCTATCAGTGGCGTTAAGCTCTGCCCGACAGTATAGATCTGCAGTGGCTACGGTGGCGTTGTAGTCATCATACGGCTCTAGTAGAGCATTAGTAAATTCAAGCAAGGCTCGGTTGTCATTACCTACCCCCGCTGCCTCACAACCTATACGTAATGGATCGACTGTTCCCCGGTTAGTATCTGGGATGCCCTCTCCTACGTAGGTATCTTTACCATCAGCAGCGTTAGGCTGAATAGTGGTAGGGTCTAGTACCACTGGCCATATCCGGGCAGGACTCATTAGCCATAATGGATCCACCGCGATAGTTAGACGTTTAGTGTTAATATCCCAGGTTAACTGGGTAGCGCCCACTGCTCCAACAGCATCCCGTACAGAAGGAGCAGGCAGGATGGCCACTATACCCCCACCACTACCAATAATCTGATAGCTACCTGCACCATCTGACTGTAGATCCACCCCATGGGTTTCTACATCAAAGGCATAGGAGGTTGGTGCTGGAGGTCCCTTAAGTATAATTTCCTCCTTGACTCCATGGCCTAGAACAGTATACCTAAGATCTGCACTATCCCAAGCATCAGCATACAAGACTATAGGTCCACTGATTATAGCGTGACTATTCTGCCCGTCACAGGCCCGGTAAATAATCCACTGGTCTTGACTGAATCTTAACCGCCAAGGACGTTTAGATGATTTAGAAAACCTGACAGGGGTATAGCACTCTTTGTATACAGCATCAAACTCTGGTACAGATACGTCATCTACAGCAGTCAAATCTATATCCTGCCATAGGTTGTCTGCATCCCTGTAGTGGATGGGCCGACCATAAAGCTCTACCTGCAGTGAACCATCATCCAGGCCAAAGACCTTACCGTGCAGGGTACGGCGGCCTAGAAGCTCCGCTACACGTCCTGCTTTAGTGACTGCCATTCTACCCACCCCATTCTATAGGGCCGCTAGTGCCAGTCGGTTCCGCTCGTCGATTCTACGGGCAACTTCCTCAGCCAGGAGTAAAAGGTCTATGGGTCTTGCTACCTGGTTGCCAGTCACATTAACGACGATACTTGGTGCCATCTTGTTGATAGGTATAATCGCCTCCGGACCATCCTCACCAACTAATGCTAGTGTGGGATGGGTTACAATACCACCTCTACCATACTGAGGCACTAGACCTTCGGCGACTGCAGCTTGGTTGGCATCCCACATAGATGCACCAGTGGAAACGTCTACTCCCCATTTAGTTGCTAGTGCATTAACTCCCTCTTCAGACCTACCCTCATACGGGCCCCTAGCCACACCTACCTCACCAATCTGACCCCACTTACCACCTCCAAGGTCACCATAGACCTTCCCCTGGTCTATTCTGATTTTAGTAGAGGCCTGCATTGCAACATTAACTGCTTCAATCGCAGCCTTTAGATCAATTAAGGCTATCTTTTCCTCTAGGAGTTTTAACAACAGGTCCTGTGAGGCCTGAGAGTTGACCCCCTGGGTCTTAACCATCTCACCATATGCTGTCTGTAGGAGACCAACCTTATCTGCCTGTATAACTAATGACTCTCCCAAAGCCGTGGCCTGCATCTCCATGTACTCTTGTGAGTCTGCGCTTAACCCCATTTCCTTCCTGGTGAGTTCTAGTTTGGCATCCACGATACTTAACTGAGTATCAAGATTCTTAGTGAGACTTGAGGTTGCAGATTCAATAGCAGTCCCCATCCGCTCTACCGCGCTCTCAATTTGATCTGCAGCAGCATAGGCGGCATCCCGCATAGAGTAGAATGCCTGCTCAATATAGGACGGTGACTTTATACCCAACTTGTTCTTGAATTTAGTCCAGATATTACTAGCCATAGAACCCGCCCATTCACCTAGCTGTGAGGGGAGATCCTTAATTGCTCCCCATATCCGAGACGGGAGAGTCCTGAAGAACTCAACTATAGCATATACTGCATTAGATGCCCCTTCCTTGATAGTGTCCCAGTTTCTAATAACGGCAAGAACTATCGGTCCTAGGGGTCCAGCAAGAGCGGCGAGGAGCCATGGCCCCCAACGTGCAAGGAGCACCTTTACCCCACTGACCAGGTTGTTAAAGGCACCCTGAACCCTCCTACAGAATGCCCCTATCCCCTCCCCAATGCCTTGGAAGAACCCAACTATCTTCCCCCAGTTTTTATAGATAACCATAGCCAGTGCACCTAATGCAGCACCAGCAACTAGAAACGGAAGAAGTGGTGCTATTGCAGCCCATAGCCCAACTGCTAGTGAAATTAAGGCAGGTACAAGGCCAATTAAAATTGCCCCTGCAATTGCCCCTATCATTACATGGGTCTCAGGGGGAAACCACTCAGCCAAGGCACCTTTAAGGCCTTTCTCCTGCAGGAGGCTAGCAATTTTGCCAAGTGCTGCAATAAACGCCTCCATCTTCTCACTAATCTTGAATGTAGTGATGATTTCCCCACCAATAACCCTCAATGACCCTGCGACATTGTCTTTTATAGTGGACCACATACCTAGTATGGTTTTACTCTGCTTATCCATCATATCAGGAAACCTGACATTAAACTCATCTATAAACCCAGTGATTGCCTTACCTGCTGGAACAGCGCCCTTTTCCACCATCTTCATAGCCTCTGGGATACTTACACCAAGCACTTTGGCAAGCATGTCCCACGCAGGTATCCCGAGCTCTGCAAGCTGCATCATCTCTTGGCTTGAGATCTTCCCCTTGGCTGACATCTGACCAAGGGCTCGGGTTACTCTATCAATTTCAAAGGCCCCACCACCAAGGCCTGATACAGCATTACCAATTCCAGTCATCATCGGGATAATCCTATCTGCCTCAAACCCGAAGGCTAGAAGCATTCGAGCAGAGTTTTGCAGCCCCTCAAACTCAAAGGGGGTCCTGGCTGCAAAGTCCCATAGGTCCTTCAGCATCTTATCGGCCTTTTCAGCCGAACCAAGGAGGGTGCCAAAGGCAACCTTAGATTGCTCCATAGATGCCGCAAGAACAACGCCTTTAAGTGCAGCAGCACCCATCCCAACGGCAAGGGCCGTAAGGCCTCCTAGCAGTATTTTACTACCAGTAGCTGCCTGCTGCATTGCCACTTTAGCCTGAGAGAGGCCCTTATGGAACTCATTAGAGTCAAGCCTCAACAGGGCATATAACTCCCCAACCCTTAGTGCCAAAGAAACCTCACCTACCTAGTGCACCTAAAACATGCTGTTCCGCC